AAAGCATTTGTAGAGGAGACCTATAAGGATCATCTTAAGAGTCTAACTTCACCCGATGTCGGGGAGGACTCTGTCATCGATTCCATATTTGAGGATCGGACATTTATGAAGGTTCTAGACGCTTGTGCCGTTGGCATAGAGCGCAGGCTAGCTGATAAGTCATGGTTAGACTCCACCCCTTCCAAGAACGCTTGTTTCGAGCGGACTAGGAAACATGGTGGACAGCAAGACGAGCTAAGACAGCAAGTCGGCCTAAGGTGGTGCCTGAAAGGCACCACCGAACTTGATAGGATGATCATCGTCCCGCATATTCATGATAAGAAGGGTGGACTCCAGCACAACTGTGTTGTTGAAGTCCGCAGACCCTATGGTTGCGAGGAATGGAGAGAGTTGGATGATAAGGATTATATAGATGGCCGCCCTAGAGCGCGGGCCAAAATCCAAATAGTACTCGAGCCCCTAAAGGGGCGAGTAATCTCAAAGGGAGAAGCTTTGCTTTACTCCAAAATGAGACCTCTCCAGAAGGCTATGCACACTACGTTGCGATACATGCCTTGTTTTAAGTTGATAGGTAGATCTATGACACCGACTGATCTAGTCGATTTAGTGTCAGATATAAGGCCTGACGATGGATGGTTATCCATCGATTATAAGGCGGCTACCGATGCACTCTCATGGAAATATTCTGGAAGAATTCTCCGGAAGATAGTTGAAAGGCTATCTCCTCAGGATCAGCAGGATGCTGAGAGGTGCTTAGGTCCTCACGATTTGTGGTACCCGGATGATGAAATGCCGGGTGAGTACACATTTGGTGGTGTTCAGACCTCTGGTCAACTTATGGGATCAATTTTGAGCTTCCCGATTCTCTGTTTGGCGAATCTGGGTGTATATCTCCTTAACACCGCGGAAAGATAGCGCGGCTGGAGTTATAAGGAACGCCTCTCGGCTGTTCTCGTCAATGGTGACGATATGCTCTATGTTGGATCCAAAGCCGATTACGCTAGACACACTGACCTTTCGGGTCGTGTTGGTCTTAAAATGAGCGTAGGTAAGGCTTATTGGCACCAGGCGTATGCGAATATTAATTCGGAGAGCTTCCATTATGATCTTAATAATGTTGAGGCTACGCCATGGAAAGTCCCGTTTCTTAATACGGGATTGTATTTTGGTGCTCACAAGGTACTCCGTAAGGAGAATACTGCTGCCGCTCATATGGGCGCAGATGATAGCCTTGTCGGTAATCTCAATCTTATTTTGGCTGGTACCCTACCGGGTCGCCAGAGTGAGATTTTGAGTCGGTTCCTTAGTCTCCATTCTGAGGCTGTTAAGAAGGAATGTCAGGTCCAGTTAGGACCCCGGTGTTACCGATCTCGTAACTTATTTCTCCCGCTCACTATGGGGGGGATGGGTGTTCTTCCACCTATTGGCTTTAAATATCGGATTAACAGCGTACAACGACGCTTGGCCAGATATTATAGGGAACAGTATATGTACTTGTCTATTCAGACACAACCTCCTTTTCCGGAGGGGTACATAGTCCCGAAGGTAGAGCGTTGGGTTAATAAACCCTGGCTTAAGAAAGCCTTGCTACCTGCTGATAGTATGTTAGGTGGTCTCGACTATAAGAAGAGCGAGACCCGAAGAATCATGAAGTTTTGCCAACCAGGCAGGAATCTGTTCACAGATCTGCCTGGTGTGATGATTGCATAATAGCACTGTCACCTGGTCCAACACTCCTGTTACCCCTACTGCCGCTTGAAATAGAGCGGGGGGGTACCTCCCGGAATGAGGTTAAACTTGCCCATGGGGTCGTGGGGGTTAAATAACCCAAAACGGTGCCCCTATATTGGTCTCACATCACATGATAAGCTCATAATGAGTTGCCGGGTTTTCCTGGTCTTATTGTGTGGGCTGTGCCTCTCATTTCGACTGTGCTCCTTGTTGAGCATGGTTTACGACTAGTAGCCCCTGAATTAGGGTGAAGTCCCAATTTAGTTGGGGGTCGAGTGGAGAGTTCTTCTCCTGAACTGTTGAGAGTGAAGGTCCTTGATGGTGTAGTACGGTATAGGGAGCTTAATAGTTCCGTACTAAGTTGCGCATAGGGTTTCCCCTGGTTGCGACAACAACCGAGAGCTTCCAGGAACGCCTAATCAGCGAGCTGGAAGTTTCCAAAGCTGTATAATGCAGCGAGTGGAACAGAGGGACGAAGGTCCTGTCTGTCTCGGCTTGTCGTATAATTCCTTAGTCCAGTGTATTGTTGAGTAATCGCAATACGCCGGAGGGTAGAGACAAGAATATATGTGCATAAATGTCGAGAGACTACACGGGTTAGCCGGTGTGTCCTCCACGATGTATAGTCCGCGAGTTCATCGCGTATCCCATACAATGAACAGGAATGCAAGAAAT